GCTTTTTATACACAAATTGCCGTTTTCGGCGAGTTAAGACGGGGGAAATGTCAAGGAAATATAAAAATTATCACAAAAATCCAAGAGCTATAACTGAAGATCAGCAAATACAGCTCAAAAAATGGATAATTGAATTTGGAGACCTCTCTGGAATAGTAGTAAACAATTTATCGGGTGAGAAAGTCTGTGGAAACCAAAGAGGGAACGCGATAGACCTCGATAAATGCGAAGTCGATATTGTCAAAAAATACGACACTCCTGACAGTGTTGGAACTGTCGCAGAGGGGTTTGTTTTATTCGATGGTGTAAAGCTCAATTATAGAGAGGTTGAATGGGACGAGAGAAGAACAGAGCAAGCTAACATTATAGCCAATAAAGCAGGTGGGGCATGGGACTGGGAAATACTTACTGAAGGGTTTGAAATTAATGATCTTTTAGAGTGGGGATTCTCTGAAGAGGAGTTTGCTGGTAAAGATGTAGAGGTTGAACCAGAAGAAACAAAAGGTGATGATGATATCCCAGAGGTGCAAGAACAAGCAGAAACTGTAAAAGGTGATTTGTGGGAGCTTGGAGAGCATAGATTGTTGTGTGGTGATAGCACTTTGATTGATGATGTTGAAAGGCTTATGAATGGGGAGAAAGCTGATATGGTTTTTACTGATCCTCCTTATGGTATATCGATTGTATCTAAAGATGGATCCGTGGGTGGTGGAACCAAAGGAAAGTATTCACTTATAAAAGGTGATGGTGATATTAATGTCGCAGTTGACTCCTTTAATCTGTGTGTATCTTTGGATATACCTATTATGTTTTTCTGGGGAGCAAACCACTATTCTAGTAAATTGCCTGACTCTTCCTGTTGGGTAGTATGGGACAAGCAGGGGGGTAAATCTGTAGACTTTGCCGATTGTGAATTGTGTTACACAAATTTAGAAAAACCAGTAAGAATGTTTACACATATATGGGACGGTTTTAGAAGAGATTCTGAAAAAGGTGAAATGAGAGTGCATCCCACCCAAAAACCAGTTCAGTTATTTGTAGATATATGGGATAAATTTGAATGCCCAAAAACTGTATTGGATCTCTTCGGTGGTAGCGGATCCACTTTGATAGGTGCAGAGACTACAGGCAGAAAGTCAAGACTCATGGAATTGGATGAAAAATACTGTGATGTAATTGTGAAAAGATATGTAAAATTTTGTATAGAAAATGATCGTCCATACACTGTAAAGCTCAATGGTGAAGATTATAATGGGAGCTTACTAGGGGGATAATATGACAAAGCCAGAAGGTGAAGAGTACAATCGTGATGAATTAATTAATATGTCAAATGATGCTATTACGAAATATATGCTGACTGACATAACGGATCTTGTTGCGTTTTTGCCATGTGGGAAAAGTGAAGTGGGTAAACATAAATTGCATAATGTAAAATCATTGGCAGAGTTGATATTATGTAATAAAATAAAGATGAAGCAGGGACTTAAGAAAAAGTGGTATGATGAAGGTTCCCCAGCTGAACGTGTTGCACTATATAAATTACTGGCAAGTGAGGATGAGATTAAAGTGCTTAATGGCAAGTCTGAAAGTATAACGGATCAAAAACGCACAGGACCAAGAGGGGTTTATTCCGCAAGGACAAAGGGGGCGTAAATGGGTGGTCGTAGAGCAATGCCAGTTAAAATTCTCTCTATGAATGGACGAGGTGCTAAAATGGGAGAGGCTGAGGTTTCTGAAAGAGAAGAAGTTGAGGTTGATCTTGGAGAGATGTCTATTGTTATGCCAACAACATTACACGGACATCCAAAAGCTTCAAAGCGGTTTAACGAGATAATACAATTGTACAAAGATGGTGGATTGCAGCTTGTTACAACGGCGGATATAGACGTGCTGTCAGAATACTGTCTTACCTATGAGCGAGTAAGAGAAGCACACCTTGTGCTGGATAGGTATAAAACAACAAAAGAACGGCTTGATGATACTGATTATTATATAAAATGGCTGTCTGCGTTGGATAAATTGACGACAAAACTTCTAAAACTAAGTGATTTTTTATACTTAAATCCCACAGCTAGAGCCCGAACAGGCGGAAAACTTCCAACGAAAAAAGAAGAATCACCGCTAGAACAAAAAGGTTTCGGTAATTTATGAGTGATATAACTAAAGAAATGATTGCAAGAGTATTACAAGTCCCTATCTCGTTTCTAGGCGTAAACTCTGACACCCTTGATGAAAAAAAAGCTGAAGAGTTTTTTGTAAGTGTAGCAAAAGAACCCCACCGTCAATACTTTAAAAACAAGGATTCGGTAATTTATGACTTGTGATCATATAGTGGCTTATAATGGGTATACTGATTTTCGAGAGGCAACTGTTAAGCATTCAGAAATAAAAGACGCGGTTGATAATGAGAAAGTTATACTAGAGGAATGGTTAGAAGACAAAGAGGGACGAACTGATTTTATATATTTAGTCGCCAAAGACGCTTTTATGTCTGATGATAATAGATGGGTTCTGTCTAGGGGGTATAGAATATCTAAGCACTGCCCTGAGTGCGGTGAAAAAATAGAGTGGGTATAATTGAAACTTAAAAACGCTCTAATCCAATACTGTAAAAAAATAAGCAATAAGAAAATCGTAGCTTGCCAAAAACATATTTGGGCCTGTGAGAGATTTCTCTTGGATCTGGAGCGAGAAGGCACAGAAGAATTTCCATTTATTTTTGATGAAGCAAAAGCACAACGGTTTATAGACTGGTCTCGATTATTTAAACACACTAAGGGTAAACTTGCTGGTAAAAAAATAGAGTTCGATATACTACAAAAATTTAAAGGTGCTAATATTTATGGCTGGTATCATAAGGATACTGGATACCGCAGATTTAAAAAAGTATATGATCAACTTGCTCGTAAAAATGCTAAGTCTCAGTTCTGGAGTGTGGTCGCTAGTTACGAATTAATGGTTTTTCTTAACGGGGAGTTATCAGAAGTATACTGTGCTGCAACAACAAAAGACCAGGCAAAGATAGTTTATGATGAAACTCGTATGATGTTAGAGCGTTGTCCAGATTTAAAAGGCAAGTGGAGAGAAGCATACAGAAAAATTGATCATATAAAATCTAATTCTATACTAAAACCCCTTTCGAAAGAAGATAAAAAGTCTGGAGATGGTCTGAATCCGCAGTGTGGTATAATTGATGAGTATCACGCTCATTTAACAAGTGAAATTTTAGATGTTGTTGATTCTGGTATGGGTGCAAGACAAGAACCGTTACTAGGAATAGTTACAACAGCAGGTTTTGACCTCAATAATCCATGTTACAGAGTCGAATACAAAATTGCCTCAAATATCTTAGATCCTGATAATGTTTTTGTGCTAGAATGGGAATTTGTTATGATTTGTGAACTTGAAGTTAATCAAACAAGTGACCCTATAGAAAAAGATGGTCGAGTTGTTGCAGTTGGTGACCTTCTTGACGATATAAACGACGAATCCACATGGGTAAAAGCGAATCCTATCATTTGTTCATATCCTGAAGGTGTTGATAGTTTACGTGATAAACTCGCAGAAGCTAAAGTTTCCCCTGATAAAATGAGAAATTTTCTTACAAAACACATGAATGTTTGGATTAATCAGAGAAAAGCTGGCTATCTCGATCTTCAGAAATGGAACGCTTGTGGGAATGATGAATTTGATTATAATAAATTACGTGGTCAGCCGTGTTATATCGGTGTAGATTTATCGGCAAAAATAGATTTAACTAGTGTATCTCTGGTATTTCCTCCAATTAACGGAGGCAAGTATAAAATAGTTTCTCATTCTTTTATTCCTGAAACAAGGCTTACAGAGCGTATACGAAAGGATCACATGCCGTTTGATAGCTGGGTGTCCGATGGATGGATTACTTGCACTGACGGAGAAGTTATTGACTATAACGAGGTAAAGAAGTACATTGTAGATATACTTGAAGACTACGGATTTTTTTGTGAATCGTTTTGTAATGATCCGTGGGCAGCTATACAATTAAGTAGTGATTTAATTGTGCAAGGTTATGAGGTCATAGATATAAGGCAGGGCATAAAAACTCTTAGTGAGCCAACAAAAGTTTTTAGAGAAGAAGTATATAAGGGTAATGTCGAACATGATAACAACCCAGTTTTGAGCTGGGCACTTGGTAATGCGATAGTAAAAACTGATCAAAACGAGAACATAATGTTAGACAAACAAAAAAGTATAGACAGAATTGACCCCGCCGCGGCAACCATGAATGCAATGGTTAGAGCCATAACTCACGATGCTAATTCAGGATACAACAACAGAGGAATGAGAGGCTTTGATGTCTAATCAACCAGGCATATTTCGACGGGTTTTAAATGCTATACAAAACAAAACTGATTTTACTCGTTACTCAGAAGCTTTTAATGGTGGCGGAGATTTACAGCAAACAGATACACAAATGATGAAATACTCTGCTGTTTTTGCTTGCGTTCGTGTTATCTCTGAGGGTTATGCTAGTGTTACTATAAATGAATACAAAAGAAGTAAAAATGGTGATGACAGAGAAAAAACCAATGATACGGGGCTTCTTGATTTACTAAAAAATGCGCCTAATGGATACATGAATGCATACAATTATCACGAAATGTCTATGGTTCAGATCAATACTGACGGTAATTTTTACGCTATTAAAGAGAAAACTGGAAATAACATAACAGCTTTAAAGCCTGTTCTCAATGTTACTCAGAAATTAGTAGATGGAATTATTACTTATGAAGCTAATGATCAAACATATACAAGAGAAGATATGTTCCACATGGTCGGGTTTTCTCCAGACGGAATCCAAGGCTATTCTCCATTAGAATATTTCTCAAGTATTGTAAATGTTGGGCTAACATATCAGGAATTTAGCAAAAAGTTTTACAAAAACGGTGCATTCCCTTCTGGTGTTTTTGAGCATGAGAAATTTTTAAACGAAGAAGCTTACAGCCGATTACAAGAAGACATCAAGAAAAGGTATTCTGGTTTAATGAATGCTGGTACTCCGATGTTACTAGAAGGTAGTTTAACATATAAACCGATCACCATAAAACCTGTTGACGCTCAGTTGTTAGAGTCGAAAAAGTTTCAAATAGAGGATATATGTAGAGTTTATCGTGTTCCTCTTCACATGGTTCAAAATTTAGATAGTGCAACATACAACAATATAGAACATTTATCGTTATCTTTCTTAATGTATACCATGTTACCGCACTTTAGAAGAGCGGAAATGACTATAAATACACAGCTTTTGACAAAAAAACAGCGTGATGACGGGTATTATTTTGAGTTTAATATGGCATCATTGTTGCGTGGTGATACTAAATCTATGGCTGAAGCGTTCGCCGCGGGAAGACAATGGGGCTGGATGTCTGTAAATGACATAAGAAAACTGTTAAATATGAATAGTATTCCTAACGGTGACATCTATTTGGAGCCTTTAAATATGGGCGAAGCTGGTAAAAATGAAGCTGAGAATAAAAAAATGGTGAATGAGCTTAAAGAGTTAATAAAACAAAGCGAGGTTAGATAAATGCCTTTTGATATAGTTAAAAATGAAAAAGTCATAAACACGTACACTATATATATGTATGGTGTGATAAGTGATGAACAATACTATGAGGATGATATTACACCTGTAATGGTGAAAAATGCACTTTCTGAGGCTGGAAACGCTGAGTTTTTAGATATATACGTAAATAGCCCAGGTGGAAGTGTTTTTGCTGGTCATGCAATATATAATATTCTTAAAAGACACCCGGCACTTGTTCGAATTTCAGTTGATGGTATTGCAGCCTCTGCTATGAGTGTTGTACTACAGGCTGGAGACGAAAGAGTAATTGCTCCTAATGGTATCGTAATGATACATAACCCGATGGGTGTTATTTGGGACTATTCATACTCTAAAGACATTCGTAAGTATGCTGATGATTTAGATAAAGTACAAGGCACAATCGAAAATACGTATCTTGAAAAAGTAAATATTGAGAGAGATAAATTAATAGAGTTAATGGATGCAGAAACGTACATGAATGCACAAGAAGCAATTGACATGGGTTTTGTTGACTCTCTTACAGGTGAGAATGTATCTATTCAGAATAAAAACGGTGAGTTAGTAATTAATTCGCTAAAGATTGATAAAAGAAAATACAGTAACATATATAAAAATTCAGTGAAGTTTAAACCTTTCGAGCCTGCGCCCGTTGTGGTTGATTATTCCGATATTGAATCGGTTATTGCTGAAAATAATATAACATTATTAGAAAGTGAGATTATCCATAATGGGTTATCAAGAAACTATTAAAAATGCAGTTGAAGAGCAACAAAAGCTTTTTGATACTGTAAAAAATGAAGGGCGTAGTTTTAACGATGACGAGCAATCAAAATTTGACGGCTTGACTAAATCGGTAAACAAGGCCAAAGATATGCTTAAAAATGAGCTAGAAATGCAGAAAAATACTCCTGCAACACCACAAGCACCAACAAACAGCGGGTCAGGGGTTCCTAGCGGTGCTCAGTCTGTACACGTAAAGAACAATGAACCTACTTGGAGAAACGGTATAGGTTCTGTACTTAATGCTGTAGCAAAATCAAAAACTTCAGGTCAAATGGATCAACGTTTTGCCAATGCTGCACAAGGTGGAAATGAAGTAGTACCAGAAGACGGTGGTTTTCTTGTCGGCGAAACAATGACAAAGGAAATTTTAAAACGCGTTTATGATAGTGCTGTAATCGCTGGACGTTGTCGCCGTCGCCCTGTTTCCGTGGGTAATAGATACGTACAAAACTACATAAAAGAAACCTCTCGTGCTACTGGTAGCCGTATGGGTGGAATTAATGGTTATTGGGTTGATGAAGCTGGAATTATTGATGCGAGTAAGCCTACGCTAGGGCAAATTGATCTTAAATTATCAAAACTTGCTGGTATGTATTACGCAACTGAAGAGCTTATTGCTGATTCTGCTGGGCTTGAGTCTGAGATTAATGGTTGGTTTGGTGATGAATTCGCGTGGTTACTTGATGAAGCTATCTTAAACGGTACTGGTGTCGGTCAACCTTCTGGAATTCTTGGAAGTAATGCGGTTGTTTCTGTTGCTAAAGAATCAGGACAATCAGCTAACACTATTGTATACGAAAATATACTTACAATGTGGGCTAGAGCTTGGGCACGCGGCAGGTCTAACTCGGTTTGGTTGATTAATCAAAATATCGAACCTGAATTGTTTTCTATGGCTCAAACTGTTGGAACTGGTGGTGTACCTGTTTATCTTCCTGCTAATGGAATCTCTGGCTCTCCTTATAGTACACTTATGGGAAGACCTGTGCTGCCTGTTGAACAAGCTTCAACTCTTGGTACTAAAGGCGATATCATGCTTGTTGATCTTGATAGTTACTTGCTTATTGATAAAGCTGGTGAAGGTGTTAAAGGTGCTGAATCAATTCATGTTGCTTTCGCTACTGATGAAAAAGCTTTCCGTTTTACATATCGCGTAAACGGTCAGCCTATTTGGCAGAGTGCATTAGCTCCTGCTAAGGGAACTGATAAATTATCACCATTCGTAACGCTCAATACTAGAGCTTAATTTAAGAAAGGAATTATAATATTATGAAATCATATAGCCATATTGTTAAGGGACTCGATCCCGTTGCAGACGCTTTTGCTGGGACAGTATCATCCGATGTTGTTTCATTAAAAAATCATGAAACTGTAGAGTTTTACATTTATAAAGCGGTTGGAGCTACAGGAACCTCTACAATTACTGTTGAAGCTTGTGATGATACGACACCTACAACCACAAGTGCTGTAGCTTTTAGATATCAAACTGTTGTAACAGACGACACTCACAGTGCAATGACTGAAGCCACTACCGCTGGGTTTGCTACTACTGCTGGTAGTTCTCAACTTTACAAAGTAAGTGTTGACGCTCAAGCATTAGCATCTACAGGATACGAGTATGTACGCTTAAAAGCTGTTGAAGTTGTTGACAGTCCCGTGCTTGGTGGAATAATGATTGCTCTTTTGACTCCGCGTTTTGATCAAGCGGTTCAAGCAAGCGTAATTGATTAATCTTAATTCAGAAAAGGTAAAATTTAATTATGAGTGTTTTAGATAATTTAAAAGGTATGCAGGCATCTGTGCTGGGGGCTCGTGCAAAAAGAGTGGATGCAGCTTTACCACAAACCGCAGCTGAAGCGATTTTCACCGTCACAGGTGGGAAAGTAATGATTACTGGTATTATTGGTGAAGTTGGTACAATTATAGAAACTCAAGCTAATGATACTAAATTAACAGCCAACCCTACTACTGGAACAAGTGTTGATATATGTGCTACTCTTGATATAACAGCAGATGAAGCAGGGACTTTATATAGTATTACAGGGACATTGGCTGATGCGTTAGTAGGAACAACCGCAGGAGCCGTAGCAGCTCAAGCAAAGGGTGTTGTTGTTAATGCTGGTACTATTGATCTCGATTGTGCAGCTAGTAATACAGGTTCGGTTGCGTGGACAATTTTCTATGTACCTGTTGATGATGGTGCAACTATTGAAGCCGCGTAGTTTTAGTGTAGTAACGGCTCCAGCAACGGAGCCTGTTACTTCTTCCGATGTGAAGTTATATTCACGCGTTGATACTAGTATCGAAGACACTCTTATTGATACGTGGATTGCTTCAGGGCGGATAACGGCTGAAGATTATCAGCACAGGGCATATATTACACAGACACTAGAGCTGTCGTATGATTATTGGCCTAAAACTGAGATACTTTTGCCTCGTCCTCCTGCTGTTACTGTGAATAGTGTAAAATATTACGATACTGATAACGTTGAATATACTCTTGATTCGTCGAAATATTTTGTAGATGCGGATTCAACTCCAGCGCGTATATCCCTTAATTATGGTGAAAGTTGGCCGTCTGTTACTTTACGACCGATAAAAGGGTTAGTTATTAATTATGATGCTGGATATGGTACGGCGAGCGATGTCCCTGACAGAATCAAAGATGCAATATATTTATATTGTGCTTATCGTTATGAAAATCGTATAGCTGAAGATGGTACAGTACCACCAGCATTTTACAACATTTTACAACCTGATCGCATAGAGGATAGATAGTGTTACTATCAAGGAGACCACGGAAAAGCTTAGCCTCTCAATGTCGCCACTATTGCAATATTGAAGAGCGACAGTATACGGATGATGGGCAAGGCGGCACCACTGATATTTGGGCTGTTGTTTCTGAGAATGTGCCAATGTCTTTAACTCCGCTGAATGCTAGACGCAAAGAAGAATATCGGACTTTCAATATTAACGCTTCACATGAAGTAAAAATAAGGGGAGAGATTACTCTTGTTGAGTCTAATAACCAGATAACTTTCGGGACTCGTACTTTTGAAATAAAAACTATTGAAGATGTTCAAGAGCGTGGAATTGAATTAATTTGTATATGTTTGGAAAGGCGTGAATAATGACTTTTAGATTTGAATCATTTGTTGATGATGTTATGAGAGACATTGAAAAATCAGAAGAAAATTCAAGGCGGAAAGCTTTACAATATTCTGCTAAAAAAATGCGTAAGAATATTTCAAAACGAAGTGTTTCAACTTCTGGCGATTATCCTGGTAGACGGTCGGGCGGTTTGCGTAAAAGTATTAGATATAAATTAAAAACAGGGAAAAAAGGTGTAAGTTTTGTTGGGTCTACTGCTCCTCATGCTCATTTATTAGAGTTCGGACATGGTGATGGTAAAGAACAGAATAAACGCCCTTTTGTGAATAAAACATTATTAGAAGAAGAGCAAGAAATAATCAATATTTTGAGCACGGAGTATTTTTAAAATGGGTGTTACTGTTGAGGCTTCTATAATTAAACATTTGCGTACTGATCTCAATGTAACTCAATACGTCAATACTTTTAATGGTAGCCCTGCTATATTTAGCGATATAGCACCACAGGAAGCTGAGAGAGTTTACCTTGTTTTAGATGTGCAAACTATACCGTCAGATAATTTGGCAGTTGATAATTTTTTAATAGATATAGACATTTACGGTGGGAAAAGTGACACTGTTAATATTAGAGCTTTAACTATGGCAGTTGAGTTTGCTATAGATAGAGAGATTTTAAATTGTGACCTATATAAAACAATAAGACTTTACAGAGAAACAAAAGGCTTTGTTGATAATAGAGATATAAAAATAGTTCATTATAATATGCAGATAAGTGGGCGTGGTTCGCGTTATGCTTGGATGCAGCAAATTGTGAGGTAAAAAATGGCGACATTAGCAGTAGAAAACATTACGCTAGATACTAGTTTGACTCCTACATATAATTCGGCGGCAGGCGGTGGAGATGATTTTGTAAATAATGGCAGAACATTTTTACATATTAAAAATGGTAGTGGTTCTCCTATTGTTGCGACTATTAATAGTTTAGTAAATTGCTCGCAAGGATTTGACCACAATGTCGATATTACAATTCCAGCTGGTAGCGAGGAAATGTGTGGTCCGTTTAACACTGGGCGTTTTAATGATGGTGATGGAAAAGTGGGTATCACTTATGATGATGTTACGACGTTGACTGTTGCAGTAATTGCACTTGGTGCATAATAATTTAAATATAGGAGTTTAGAAAAATGGCTAGACATCATGGAGTAAGTGCAGACACTTACAATAATATGATAATTGATAGTGGAGCTGTGTATGTTGGTTTTACTGATTTCTCTTCACCTGGAACACTACTGGGTGCAACACGTGGTGGGAATTCTTTCTCTATAGAGCAAGAAGTCAGAGAAATGGAAGCGGATGGAGCACACAGCCCAACAAAGGGATCGCGACGTATTACAAGAAGCGTTGGAAAACTTACTGTAAATTTCTTAGAGCATACTTTAACACAATTAAAATATGTGCTTCCTGCTTCGGTAAGTGCTGCGTTTAATAGTGACTGGGATGCTATCACAAGAGATACTCAAATTGCTTTAGGTGATTATCTGTCTGACATAACTTTAGTTGGTGAAATCTCTGGCACGACCGCTGGAGCTTGTGCTTTTAAATTAACAAATGCACTTTCTGACGGTAACTTTGAATTGTCTTTAACTGACAAAGAAGAAGGCGTTATTGCAGTGACGTTTACAGCACATCAAGACCCAACAGATTTAGATACCGAACCTTGGACAATGTACTGGCCTAACACTTAGGATTAGAAAGAGGTAAACGATGACTATAGAAGTACGGAAATTAAAAAGAAAAGACAGAGTTACTTTAGCTCGATTAATTAAGAAATTTGCTGATATATCTGGCACTGATTCTCTTGTTAATATGGTTCCACCGTCCAGCTCTAAGGGCGGTGACACTGAGGATGCAGAAGAATCTAAGAAAGACGCAACGGCTGAAGTCTTGGAGACGGCATTTACTTTACTGGAACAAATGTTGCAAGTAATAGAAGATGATGTTTCGGAGTGGTTTTGTAAATTAATCGGTGTTAGTAGAGAAGCTTATGACGATCTTGATTTTGATATTGAAGTCCAGATCATAGAACAAATAGTATCACAAAAAGGGTTTGAAGATTTTTTCTCAGTGGGTTCGCGAGTGCTCAACAAAATAAAGAACTTAGCGAACCCGTCCAAGAGTTAGAGGACTCTGTAAGGTTTAATGATAATCTTACAGAAGGTCTTTTTGACGAAATGGAATATAAGGAAATTTTGTTTCGTGGTGGTTATCTTGCTAAAAGAAGGATTACTACTTATGAAAATGGCATGAAGTTTGCCGCCTTCACGGGCTGGCAGGCTTTAAGGTCTCAAGGTTTTAAAGATACGTATGAGAAATATCTTGTTGATTTAGGCTTAAAGAAAAAGAAAAAAGCTTCAAAAAAACAGTTAGAATTAGAGGAACGTATAGCGATGCAGACTGCAAACCGTATACTACGAGAAGGGGCGACAGGTGGCAAGACCAGTATTTAGATTGTTTGGGATGATTGGGATAAGAGGTCTTGACAATGTACGTGAAGGCCTTGGTAGTGTCGATCAAAGAGCTAGAAGATTGCAAAGAACTCTTACGCGGACTAGTAGAACTCTTACGAGAATAGGCTCTAATCTAACGAAAAATTTAACCGTGCCACTTATTGCGGCAGGTGGTGCGGCTTTAAAATTTGGGGCTGATTTCGAAGACGCTATGACAAAATCATTAGCGATTATGTCTGATGTCTCTGACGAGATGCGTGATAAAATGGAAAAAGCAGCAATGCAAGTATCCGAGACTACAACGGCTAGTGCTACTCAAGCAGCCGAAGCGTATTTTTTCTTAGCCTCTGCTGGGCTTGGTGCTGCCGAATCAATTAAAGCATTGCCAACAGTTGCAAAATTTGCACAGGCTGGAGCTTTTGATTTAGCTAAAGCAACGGATTTATTAACTGATGCACAGTCTGCACTTGGGTTAAGCTCTGAAGATTTGGCTCGTGTATCTGATGTATTGGTTAAAGCAAACACATTAGCAAATGCTTCTGTTGAGCAGTTTTCAGAGTCATTGACTAATAAAGCTGGTGCTGCGCTTCGATTACTTGGAAAAGATGTTGAAGAGGGTGCTGCTGTTTTAGCTGTTTTTGCCGATCAAGGATTAAAGGGGACGGCTTCGGGTGAATCTCTAAATATTGTTTTAAGGGATTTACAAACTGCAAATATTAAAAACAAGAAAGCGTTTAAGGATGCTGGGATTGCTGTTTTTGATAGTTCTGGTGAAATGCGTAACATGGCAGATATAATACAAGACCTAGAAAAAAGATTACTAGGAATGACAGATGAGCAGAAGCGGTCAGAGCTTGGGCTACTTGGGTTTCAAGATAAATCTATTTCAGCAACGGCGGCACTTCTTGGAACGTCTGAAAGTATCCGTAAATATGAAAAAGAATTGCGAATGGCTGGCGGTACTACTGATAAGGTCGCGGAGAAACAACTTAAATCTTTAACCGCTCAAGCAAAAATTATTGGTAATAGGTTGCAAAATGTAGCAATAGTTGTATCAAAATCTTTGATCCCAATTATTAAAGACCAGCTATTGCCAATTATAGAAGAGTGGGTTGGGAAACTAAAAACCTTGGTGGATTGGTTTAATAGTTTACCTGAAGGGGTTAAAAAAACAACAATTACAATTACTGCTATGCTTGTAGTTATTGGCCCGTTAGTTATGTTTTTTGGAAAAATAGTAATGATTCTTAAAACATTAGTGCCTGTTTTAGCACTCGTAAAAAAAGGGGTACTGCTTTTAAATGTTGCTATGTCAGCCAACCCAATTGGAGCTGTTATTACTTTAATAGTTGCACTTGTTGCCGCTACAATTTGGCTCTATAAAAACAATGAGACTTTTAGAAAAGCGATGATTGCAACTTGGGAGGCTGTTTCTTATGCCGTTCAACAGGGAGCCTCTGTTTTAAAGTTAAGCTTTTTTATGATTCTAAAATCTGCGTTAAAAATGGTAGAAGGAATTGCTAGCGTATTTCCAAGCCTAGAGGCTAAAGTTAAAAAAGCGAGAAAAGCCGTCGCAGAGATGGAATCAGCCGAAAAGCAAGCGATAATAACAAGAGCTAAATTACGCAAAGAAACTCTATTACAGCGTAATATGACAGATGAACTTGCAGAGTCAATTAGAAAGGCAAAAGAATCAACACTAGAACTCGCTGAAGCAGAAAAAAGAATGATGATGCAGGCAGATGGAGCTACTAAAACAAAGACTCTTACACCTGAAGAAGCTGAGGCTTTAAAAGAAAGGCAAAAAAGGGCAAAAGAACTTGCGAAAGAAAGAATCCGATTAGAGGGCGAGTGGACACGTAAATTAGCAGAGTCAACCGCAACAAAAAAACAACTCCTTGAGATGGAATATAATGACGCGTTAGCTCAAGCTGAAAAACTAGGCGCTGATGTTAATAATATTAAAAAGTTCTATGCAGGTGAACGATCAAGACTCGCAGAAGATGAAAAAAAAGAAGTAGAACAACTAGAAGAGCAAAAGCGTATCAATGCTGAAAAAACTCTTGCAGATAAATCAAGATTTGAAGCGCAATGGACAGGAAAATTGTCTGAATCTATTCTATCACGAAAACAGTTACTAGAAGTAGAGCGACAAGATGCACTCATCAACGCTGACAAATTGGGTGCAGATCGGCAAGATATAGAGCTATATTATACTATCGAACGCTTAAAACTTGCTAAAGACGAAGCAGATAAAAAAGATAAATTAGATGAGGCAAACGCCGAGAAAAAGAAAGCGCGAATTAAGGCAGGTATAAATATAGCAGCTAAAGCTATAACAGATATAATGTCTATGATCTCTGACTCATACAAAGAACAGATAAGACAAGTTGATGAAAAAAAACAAGCTGACATTGACGCTGTAAATGAATCGACTATGAGCGAAGAAGAAAAAGCTAAGGCTATTGGAGAGATTGAAGAAAAAAGTGCTAAAAAAACAAAAGAATTAAAAAGAAAACAAGCTATTGCAGATAAAGCCGTCGCCGTTTTTGGGATTGTTGTTAGTACAGCCCAAGCTATCATAACAGCACTTGCTCAACTTGGGCCAATTGCTGGAGGTATTGCAGCAGGGGTAATTGGCGGTATTGCAGCGGCTCAAACTGCTATTGTGTTAGCTCGTCCCGTTCCACTTGCAAAGGGTGGATTAGTCAAGAGAACCGCTGGCGGAGTTAATACAATTATCGGTGAAGGTAAAGAAGATGAAATGGTATTGCCGTTAAAAACTGGTGTCCTTCAATTAGCAGACTCGTTATACAGTAAATTTAGAGACATGAGCCAAAACGGCTTGGGTGTCCCTGAACTGGCTGGGTTTGGTGGCCGAGCGGTGGAAAATCATTGGTATATAGGAACACTTGTTGCTGATGATAACGGCATGAAAGAGCTAGAACGGCGACAGAGAAAATTCAGAGTTGAAGAAGATCAGCGGAGAGGACGTGAAAGATAATGTCAGCAAATGATATATATATGGGTGAAACTGTTGGCACTCTTCAATTAATGAGTGCATTAGGGCGGAAACTTAATATTAATAATATTATACTTTCTCGTGAAGATCGAACAGCTTCAGGTAGATTAGTACAGGATATAATCGCTACAAAAAAAGAGTTTACACTTAGATATAGTGCTATTGATGGAAGTGATTTAACTGTATATTTAGATTTGTTTGATATTAATGACGAGCTGATTATTAGAATTTATACTAGTTCTAGTGTTTATAATGACTATACTGTATTAATGTCTCCGTTAAGCTATCAGCGTGTTTTAGCTACTGGAGATGGTTTGTGGGAGGGTGTTAGTGTAACACTCAGGGAGGTATAATGATAAATGTAACTCCTGCTTTCAATACAGCAGCAGCGGCAACAGTTAGGAATGTCGTCTCAAAAGTTGAGATCGTTTGGGCTTCTCCGTTTATTGATACGGCTGTAACTGCCGTTGTAAATGATGATAACAGGTCTTCTAACATTGAACAAGTACATGATGGTGTTAGGAATGTGTCTAGGAAATGGGCACACCTTGACGGAGTTATAAAAGCTAATGGCACATACAATCCCATGCCTGGTGACCCTGGTAGTTCCCCATTTAATCAAGTTGGTTGGTATGGAGCCACAAGATGTAACGCTTCGTCAGTTTGGGTTACTGATCCAGAGTTGACATTAACCTTTGACACCCGTCCTATAGAGGATATTCTTGTCGTAGGCGATGAGGTTTACAATGAATATCCTGTTGATTTTGATGTAGAGATATATGAAGGTGTGACACTTGTATATACTGAAAACGTCACAGGAAACGCGGCCGTAGAGTGGACTAAAGATATAAGATCAGAAAACATCGATGATGCGACCAAAATGATTCTTACTATTACAAAATGGAGCGCTCCTGATCGTATTGTTAAAATATCAGAGTTTTATACAATACTCAAGGAGACATATACAGGTGATACAATATCATCAATAAACCTGCTTGAGGAGCGGGTGTTAGCAGACGGAACTTTACCTGTTGGGAATATTAGCGCTAATGAAGTGGATTTGTCGTTAAACAATATTAGTATAAATGTCAATGGTAATGAGATCATAGATCCTTTCTTTCCTGCAAATCCCAATTCTCCCTATGACAACGTACTTACAAAAAACAGAAAAGTCACCCCGTCTTTAGGCTATAAGTTAGCAGACGGAACTTTTGAATATGTTACCCTTGGCACTTTTTGGACTGGTGACTGGCAAGTAAATGAGCAGTCTCCTATTGTAAGCGTGTCGTGTCGTGATAGGATGGAACTGCTAAGGAGGGCTGAGTACAAAGGGTCTTCTCTGCTAACGAATACTACACTCTATGCTTTGGCTAGTGAGGTATTAGAGTCGGCGAGGGACGACATTCCTATGGCAGATTTGCAATGGTCTCTTGATGTGTCTTTGCAAAACTTTGACTTGCCTTATGCGTGGTTTTCTAAAACAAATTACTTTGAAGCAATTAGAACGATAGTTGAGGCATGTATGGGCCAAGCCTATATGAGCCGAGAAGATATTTTAATTATAGAGGGGCCTGAAAAGACCTATCAATCTTAAGGGGGGTGTATTATGGCAATAACAAACAGTGAAGCAGTGAAGTTTACAAATGAAAAGATAAGGCATATTGCAGACTTAATGGCACAACTGTATAGTGTGGGCCACAGTGTTAATGATGAGTGGGTCGCTCGTGATATGGGGCTATTGATACCAGATGACGCAGCGGAAATTATGTATGATTCAGCCTACGGAACTGATGGTACAGATGGAGATGGTCGTCCTGTCGTTAACGGCGCAGATTTAAACAGCATTGTAAGAGGTACCGTGGATTACTTTATTGCGTTGTTAGAGGCTGAAGATAACAGTAAGCTTAAAACTATTTTAAGTGTAGCGGTAAACACGAGAGGATAAAAATGGCAGATTATTATGTGCGTGCGACTGGTGGGAGTGACGGCAATAGTGGGCTTACCTTTGCTTTAGGTTGGGCGACTATACCTTATGCTATTACTAATACTACTAGCAACGACAGGGTGTTCCTGTGCTCAGATGTATCAAATAAGTTTAGTATATCCACGGCTATAAACAACTGGCCTTATTCAAGAGAGTGGTACGGCGCTGATTTGGTTGACGGATCTCCTTACAACGGAGCAGGAAGAGCGTACATAATAGCCAGTGTCCCGATGTCTAACATGTGCTCTTCTGCATATCACTCAAATATGCTTTATCAAGATATCGATTTTGACGCTAACAGTCAAGGCAGCGTAGCGTTTGCGTTTCCTACTTGGACATCCACAATGCGTAACAATGCATTTGTAAACTGTTCGTTTCACGGAGGTACTGCAGACGGCATATCTTTGACATGTACAGCAAGTACCGCAAATAGAATGCATCCTATATATTTCTATGACTGCGAGATCTATGACAATGCTAGGTACGGGGTGTACAATGTCGTTAGTGGTAGTGTTATTTTTAATAATTGTGCCATACACCACAACGATAGTTATAATTATTTCGGCACGGGTTCCAGTAACGTTATAATAACTTTTGAAACTTGTCGCATATTCCGATCTGCGACAAGTAGCGGAATAAACTTAGTGGGTAATACAGCTATGACATTGATAAACAGTGTTATATATGACAATTTTAGCCACGGATTAGAGTTTACGACAGAGACATTTAGAGGGAATATTAGGAATAGTATATTCGCTAATAATGGGGGTTATGGTATTACGGCTGTTTCTGGGTTGAACTCACCGTGGTACTATGGCGATTATAATTGCTATTACTCCAACACATCTGGCGCTGTTGGGACTACAATTAATGGAGGCACAGCTCCAGGCACTCATAATATTACTTCTGACCCACAATTCACTACGACTACAAACAATAGTGAGGATTTTACTTTATTAAGTGGCAGTCCTTGTCTTGATGTAGGGATTGGATTTGCAGGGGGTCAATAATGCCAAGCAATCATATAGGGGCGTGGCAAGGCAATGGGCTACTTAATGTTGGCCCTTGGCAAGGTGCAGGGTTCGGGACTGGGCCTGTTTTTGTTACACATCCATTAAGTCAGACCATTGAACAGGGACTCATTGTTACGTTTACCGCTCTTGCCACAGGAACAGCTCCTATTACGTATCAGTGGTATCGTAACGGGATCTTGCAAGTTGGGGAGACTTCTACCACGTATGACTTTATTACCGCATTATCTAATGATGGTGATACAGTATACTGTAAAGCTACAAACACAATTGGTAGCGCCGATAGTAACACGGCTGAGCTGGCGGTATTTGAAGTTATAGTTCTGACAAATCAAGACTATTACACAAGAGAACAGCCAACAAAATCTGAAGAGCTTGTAAATCGCGTGGTTGTAACAACTCAACCCCTTATTGAGGCTACGGTGGCAGAAGAAATATTTAAAATGTCAGAAGTTTTTACTTTGACTCCCTCGGAGACTAGAGACTTCGTTTTATATTACAAGAAGCAGCCTGCGCTTGAGACTGGTGCAACAACATCTTTAGTTGATGCAGTGGGTGCTACTCTAACAGTATCTTCAGAGACTTATTACCCTTGGGGCGTAGAACTGACAATCACAAATAGCGACGTTGTTGATGGTTCTGCAAAAGTGAAGGTTGAGGGGCTACCCATTAATGTGTCTGGTGAAGAATCTGTGGTTGAGGAGGCTATTCCAGAGATAAAGTCATACGGGTTGCAGGAATATATCTATCCGAAAAACCACTTAATACAGGCTCCAGCTATAGCCGAACGTATAGCATCGGAGCTATTGACAAGTTACAAAACTGTCCGTAAAGACACGTCTATAGTTTGGAGGGGCAATCCAGCACTGGAACTAGGTGATACTATAGAGCTACCAGAGTATAAACGTGGTGCTACAGAGGTACTTGGAGATTTTAAGATAATCAAAAACAAAATATCATATAATGGTACTTTAATAGAGACCACAGATGGAAGGAAAGTATAATATGGCATGGACAACACCAAAGACTGATTGGGATACCGATGATGGTATTGAAGATACAGATTTGAATAGGATAGAAGAGAACACTGAGTACCTATATGATTCAATTACCCCAATAAATATCGCATCTGTCGCATCATTGGCTGTTGAGTTAAGTTTTAATAACAAGTCATCATATATAACAGGGTTTACGCTTGAGATGAGTAGGGTATATAATAGAGTGAGTGTATTGATGACTGACGGTGGGAATGGCTCAATGACATTTACGGGGCCTATATACATGAGACCAGTAGCAGGTGATTGGTCAAGTGATATATTTGGCACATCTGGGAGGGCATTTTCTGATAATGCTAGATGTTCAGAAGATTTTGCAGCAAGTTTGTCTCATATTAGGTACTTTGGAACAACTGTAGATATTGAAATACAGCCGTCTATGTCATCTAATTGGGGATCTGGAAACCTTGTTGATTTCTCAGATGACATAGCGTGGACATTTATAATACAAATAGCGACACTGCCTTAATCTAGTAGTACGTTATTTTTATCAAAGAATGTCCCACTACCGTAAACTATAACAAATCCACTTATGGCGTATTGAAAAAATATGCCAACATGGAGTTTTTTATTAAGTATCCAACCTCTATTACCCATTAAGTCACATAGCGTATCGTATACCCACCACTGCCTCCATACATTAAGTAGCTCCCATGAGGAAGAAAATGCTGATATAAAAATTAGTGTGGTGACCATGTGTGTTATGTTAAGCCTTGGCTTTCTAATAACACAGCAGATAACAAACACTAGAAGAGGTATGAGTGTATATGCTATCATTAGATTCTCGATGCCTTTTCCAGCAACTTGAAATATCATAGCTTCTACAATTACAGCAGCACAAATAAGGTATGGGTATGTGTATCTAGGGAGTACGTCTTTTTTTATAAAATCAAACCTTTTAATCCACCACATAAACATGTAAAATACTGAAAAACAGGCGGGAACAAATAGTATGTCTTCCCAGTAGACATTTTCCCACGCCGCCCCAAGAAGTGTCGATCCTTCAGGAAATATCCAGGATGGCACATTTCCATGGTTTTCTAAATTGTGTATCTCTGCGACCCCTAAAATAAATGAGAATATCATAGAGTGAAAGTACTTATACCAATTTATTTTCTTTCGATAAATGATTAATCCTATTGTGCCTATTATCAGCAGGGAGAATATTGTGAATGTATATGGGTAAGGGATAAAATAGGTCGGGATCATTTGTTAATATCCCTGCTTAGTTGCCCTATTTGATCAGAGATCTTATCAAAATTTTTCGTGTGTCGCTTGTCACTATCACTTATTTGCTTTTGAAGATTAGTTTGCAAAACCTGTTGACTTCTCTCTGTTAATTCTAGCCCAAATACTAACGTTCCAAACATACACCCAAATATTAATACAACGGCACCCCACAACCAGTACCTAAATGTCGAAGTCCCTTTATTGATACTGCTAAGACTTTGTTCTATTCTCGAATCGTTAATATTAAGCTGATCTAGCTTTTGGTCTGTTAATTTTTGATTTGTTTTAATTTGTTCCACTTCCACTTTTAGCCCGCCTAAATCATTAGTTTCTTCTTTTAGTTTCTCGATATCTGAGGAGTTTTTGCCTACTTTCTCAGATAATGCCACAAGTCCCGTGATGGTGATTGATTCAGGATCGTTTTCTCTGTGTATAGATATTGTATTGTCGCTCATTTTAACAACTCCCCTAGTGTTATATTTTTTGTAGATGCACTCTTATTAATAATATACCTAATTATAATATCACTATTCAATAGACGAAGGTTTTAAAATAGAAAAGAGATAATGGCGATGTGTTAAAAAACAATAATAAATGTTGCATATTAATGCTCTTTGTGTTATATTATACCTATAGCAAAACAACAACAACAAACAAAGGAATTAAAATGAGAAGTACGCAAGAGATAATTACAAAGATCTTGGAGCTCAATGATAACGATGCAAGACTGTCATTATCATGGATACTTGGTCATGTAGATGTATGCGAAAGGGAACTTAGATTCGTCAGAGAGTTATTGCCAGAGCCTGTTAGCCATAAGTGCAAAACACTACAAGAGGTTTTGGATGACTAGTATAACTGGCAACAAATAAAATACGGGGCGGTGTTTATACAATTAACAATTTAGTTAAACTGTGTACTGGTGCTTACAGCATCGCCCTCTTTCTAAATACAACAACAAAGGAAATCAAAATGAATATTGATGAATTGACAATTGGAGAAGCAAAAGTAATAGCAGAGATGTTTGGTAATAATAATACTACTCTTCAGCCATACAAAGTAGGTCAAACTTACATGTTTAGAACTGTCACACATATAATT